AATAGGGGCTATAGGGGATACTCTATGAATAGACCAGACAAGGCACTATCAAAACTATCAAAAACAGAACGAGAACTTGGTGGAATACCAAATACATCTGAAGATGTAAAGCAAACACATGCTAACTCAATAGACTCTTATATTGAAGAATATGTTGGTTATGACGAAGAGGGAACTTATCGTGACTCGGAGACGTGTGGGAGCATGCCATTTAATAAGACACTTGCTGATTGGGCAAAATTCGACATAGCAAATAGAACGAAATTTGATGCATCAATTAGCTCTGGTTTGGCTATTATGGGTACAAGAAAACATAAATTAACCCCTGAGACAAAAAGATCGCAAATAAAGTTTAACTTTGTAAGATATAATAATTCAGGTAATCATAGCGAAATAGACAGGTAATGGCAAATAAAAATAGATCTATAAATATCAATCCAATGGACTTCCCTAACCACAAAACACCTGACAAAGAGAAGGCTGGTGAGGATTACGGATTAAAGGTAGCGAAAGCTATACAGTATGAATGGTTTAATAAAAACGATGGTGCTTGTAGATATTACTCTCAACAGTCTGATTTTTATAGGTTAAGGCTATACGCCAGAGGTGAACAATCTGTAAAGCCATATAAAGAAAAATTATCTATAAACGGATCAACTGAGCAACTTAACCTTGACTGGAAACCACTTCCTGTTGTTCCTAAGTTTGTTGATATAATGGTTAACGGCATGAATGACAGGCTCTTTACGCCAAAGGCATACGCTGAAGACATAACCTCATCTGAGGATAGAGATAGATACCAAAGAACTATTGAGGCAGACATGATAGCAAAAGATCTATTGATTCAAACAAAAGATGATTTTGGCATAGACGCATTTAACGTAAACCCAGACGATTTACCAAAAACTAATCAAGAGCTACAGCTTCACATGCAGCTTGACTATAAGCCTTCTATTGAGATAGCAGTAGAGACAGCTATTTCTACTGTTTTTGAAATGAATAATTTTCAAAATGTAAAGTATAGATATAACAAAGACCAAGTAACACTTGGCATTGGTATCGCTAAACATGAGTATTCATTCAATGAGGGAATAAGAATAAAATACGTAGACCCTGAGAATTGCATATATAGTTATACAGAAGATCCGTTTTTTGAAGATGTGTTTTATTGGGGTGAGGTAAAAAGAGTACCTATTTTAGAATTAAAAACAATAAATCCTAAATTAACACAAGAAGACATTGAAGATATTAGAGCGACTAGCAGTGCTTGGTCAACCGCATATTCAACATCACAACCTTATGGAGATACTATTTTTGATAAAGACACTGTCAATGTATTGTACTTTAACTATAAGGACGATAAGAACTTCATTTACAAGAAAAAAATATTAGCAAACGGAGGAAGCAGAGTAATAAGAAAAGATGAGGATTTCAATCCTGAAGAAGATAGCGAATACTTCACTAAGATTGAAAAAAGAATTGATGTATGGTATGAGGGGGCTTTAATTTTAGGGTCAGAAAGACTTATAAAATGGGGCCTATCAAAAAACATGGTACGCCCAGAGGCAGCATTTCAGAAGACATATTCAAATTACGTAGCTGTTGCACCTAAGATGTACAAGGGTAGATTTGATTCACCTGTACGTAGAATGATTTCACCAGCAGATCTTCTTCAGATGGCGCATTTAAAAGCACAACAAGTCTTATTAAAGATAGTTCCTGATGGTGTATTTATTGATGCTGACGGTATAAATGAGGTAGACTTAGGAAACGGTGGAACTTATTCCCCCCAAGCTGCATTGGACTTATACTTTTCTACGGGTAGTGTTATTGGTAGAAGTTATACTGGTGACGGAGAATTTAACAATGCTAGGGTTCCTATACAGGAACTGAATAGTAGTAGCGGCCAAAGTAAGTTACAGTCATTAATGGGTGCTTATGATAAGTACTTGAATATGATCAGAGATGTGACGGGTATAAATGAAGCTGTTGATGCTTCTAGCCCTGACCCACATTCATTGGTTGGTCTGCAAAAGATGGCAGCATTGAACTCAAATACAGCAACGAAGCATATCCTAGAGGCAAGTTTATTTATGACAAGGCGTATGGCTGAATGCATTTCTTTACGTATCTCTGATGTGCTAGAGTACTCTGAAGACAGCGAGGAGTTTGCTAATCAGGTGGGTGGATATAACTTAAACATATTAGAGGATATAAAAAATTTACATTTACATTCCTTCGGTATTTTTATTGAAGTTTCTCCAGACGAAGAACAAAAAGCTGCGTTAGAGCAGAATATACAATTAGCATTATCGAAGGGTGGTATTGATTTAGAGGATGCAATTGATGTGAGAGCTATCTCCAATTTGAAAATGGCAAACGAGTTGTTAAAACTTAAGAGAAAGCAGAAAATTGCTGCTGATCAAGAACGAGAGATGCAGAGGATTAAGGCTCAGGGTGCAGCTAACACAGAATCAGCTCAAGCAGCAACTGCTGGCAAAATGGAGTTACTAAACGCAGAGACACAAAGTAAGATGGCTATTAAAAAAGCTGAATCTGCTGGCAAAATTGAAGAGTTAAAAGCTGAGGCTCAACTGAAACATGGGTTAATGGAGAAGGAGTTCCAGTATAACATGTCTCTTAGGTCTGCTGAAAGTAATATAACTGAAAAAAGAGAAATTGACAAGGAGGACAGAAAAGACAATAGAGTTGATAAGCAGTCCTCTAATACGTCTAAATTGATAAAGCAAAGACAGGATGGAACACCTCCGACTAATTTTGAATCAAGCGAAGATACTCTTGATGGTTTAGGCTTTGATGGGTTTGGTTAAAAAATTATGCTTACCTTTGTTTTAAATTGAATTTAATATAATATTATGGGAGAAGTAAAAATAGAAGAAGTTGACTCCAACGGGAAGTCACCACAGCAAATTGAAAAAGACATTTTAGATAATCACGCAAAAGATATGTCGGCCAAAGATGACATAGTTGCTGGTAATAGTAGCGATGGTGTTTTAGAGGTTAAATCTGACATCGGTGATACTAAAGAGCAAGGCATTAATGATGATACTGCTTTAGACTATTTAAAAAAGAAGTACAACAAAGAAGACTTGACATACGATAGTCTTTTACAAGTGAAGATAGAAGAAAAAGAAGTAATAAAAGAAGTGGAAAGAGAACTTCCACCTGATGTTAGTGCTTTTTTTAAATATAAACAAGAGACAGGTAGAGGTATGAAAGACTACGTTAAATCAGTAGTTGACATAAGTACCATGTCTGATGATAAAATTATAGCCAAAGACATCGCTATTAAGAATCCTGAGTTTGATTCTGAAGATGTTAAATTCGAAATGAACAGGCTATTTGGTGTAGACGAGATGGATGATGAGTCCGAGATTAGAGAAAAGTCTATAGCAAAGAAAAGAAAATTAGGTGAAGCAAGACAATCTATGTCTGAACATTATGAGAAATATAAATCTCCACTTGAGTCAAGTGATGGTTTATTCTCTATGGAAGACAGAGAATTATTGATGAAAGCTAAGAGTGAACAACAAAGTCAGAAAGATTTATCTGATTTATCAGTGAAGAAGCAAAAACATTTTTCAGCTAAGACAAATGAATTATTTTCTGACAAGTTCAAAGGTTTTGAATTTACTGTTGGTGAAAATAACTCCAAATCTTTTGAAGTTGAAGATGTTGCTAAAACGAAAGAGAACCAGTTATCGGCTTTGAATTTCGTAAACTCTCATTTAGATGAGAACGGAATGTTAAAGGATGCTAATAAGTATCACAAGGCTATGTATGCTGCTCAGAACACGGATAAATTAGTAAAATGGGCTTATGAACTAGGGGCAAGTGAAGCTGTCGAGTCGGACGCTAAGGAAGCGAAAAACATTGAGATGGGTAAGGGTAAGAAACCTGTAGCTCAAAACAAAGACGGTGTTCAAGTTGTTGAAGTGAATAACCCAGGTAGCAATATCAGAAAAGACGGTGGTTTACGAATAATGGGAAGAAAAAAATAATTAACAACTTAAAACAAAAAAATGGCAGGTTCAGTTCAGGTGTCGCCAGGAGCACAAATTACTCCAGCACCAAGTCAGGTAGCATTACCGACAAATTACATTACAAATTTTGATTTTTTAAATCAATATCTTCCAGATACTTATGCGGAAGAGTTCGAACGATATGGTAATCGTTCGGTAGCATCATTTCTTAGATTGGTAGGGTCAGAGTATCCAACTAATTCAGATATGATTAAGTGGTCAGAACAAGGGCGTCTGCACACAAAGTATACTGATATAACGGCTGCTGGTACTGGTGGTGATACGACATCAATTTGCACAGTTGCAGGAGGTACGTGTACGTTCCGTGTAGGGCAAACAGTATTCTTATCAGACAACACTGTTGATTCATCAGCTAAGGGTGTTATTACAGCTGTTGGTACTGGTACTTTCACAGTAGCTTTTTATAGTGATGCTGGTTTACCAGCTGCTCTTGCTAGTTCTACTGGCATTACAGCTTTCGTTTACGGGTCTGAGTTTAGAAAGGGATCTCCTGGAATGGATGGTTCTTTAGAGGCTGAGTCTTCGTTTTTTGACAACAAGACAATAATCCTAAAAGACAAGTACGAGGTTTCAGGATCTGATATGGCTCAAATTGGTTGGGTTAAGGTTACAACTGAAAATGGAGCAGATGGTTTCTATTGGTTTATTAAATCAGAGCATGAGACAAGACTTCGTTTTGAAGATTACTTAGAGATGTCAATGGTTGAAGGTGTTCAGGCTGACTTCGGTTCAGGTGCTGAGGCTGAATTGTCTGACAACTCTGCTGCTGGTACTGTGAACGCAGGTACTCAAGGTATGTTCGAGTCGATTGAGACTAGAGGAAATGTTTGGGACGGAGGAAATCCTGAAACAATGACAGAGTGGGACGAAATGATGGCTCGTTTAGACAAGCAAGGGTCTATCCGTGAAAACGTATTGTTTTTAAACCGTGAGTTTAGTAATGATCTGAATGACATGATTGCTGCTCAAAATTCTTACGGAGCAGGTGGAACTTCTTACGGATTGTTTAACAATTCTGAAGAAATGGCTATCAACTTAGGTTTCGATGGTTTCAAGAGAGGTTATGAGTTTTACAAGACAGATTGGAAGTACTTAAACGATGCTACATTAAGAGGTGGATTAGTTGGTGGTGCAATCAATGGCGTTATGGTTCCAGCAGGATCTATGACAATATACGATCAAGTTCTTGGTCAAAACGCAACACGTCCATTCTTACACGTTCGTTATAGAGCTTCTGAGCATACAGACAGAAAATTCAGAACATGGGTTACTGGTGGTGCTGGTGATGCTCAAACAAATGATACTGATACTATGTCAGTAAATTATCTTTCTGAAAGAGCGTTATGTACTATGGGTGCGAATAACTTCTTCGTGTTTAAAGGATAACAAGTAGAGTTAAATTTTAAAAGCAGCAGGGAAACTCTTCCTTGCTGCTTTTTATTAATCAAATAAAATATAATATAATGAAAAGAGGTGGAAAAGTGTACAGATTAAACAATAATAAGTCACCGTTGACTTATACTATCCAGACTAAGGATAAAAGAAGAAAGCCATTACTATGGTGGGACGCTGAAAAGCAAGAACAAAGAGCCTTAAGGTTCTCAAACAATCAAAGGAGTATTTTTATTGATGAACAGGATGATCATGCTAGATTGTCTCCTGTTGTATTTAAAGACGGGACATTATTTGTTGGAGATAGAGAGACAGCTCTACAGGCTTTTTTATTTCATCACCCTGGGAACATGGCAAATGGCGGAGGTGTGTTTTACGTTATGGATCATGAGGCTGAAAGTAATCAAATCATTGCTCAGATTGACTTCGAGCATAGTGCTCAAACATTAGCTAGAGAGCTTACAATGGATGAGATGGTTGCTTTTATTACTAAGGTAGATCCTGGCAATGTAGACAGAATGGATTCTCACGATATTAAGAGAGATGTTAAAGTTTTTGCTAGAAACAATCCAAATGATTTTATGCAGCTGGTTGATAGAGATTTAAAGCAAGAAGATGCAAGTGAAAGAGTGGAAGACTTCTCAGAAATGGTAATTAGTGAAAAACTTATCCAGTTCCGAAGTAACAAGACACAGGTTTTCTTTAACTTGCCTGACAACAAGTCTATGATGATGAGAGTGCCTGAAGGACAAGATCCTCATGAAGCTTTAAGAAATTATTTTATGACGGATGAAGGGGTAAAGTCTTATAAAAAATTAGAAAAACTACTCCAATAGTATTATAATAGAACAATAATTAAAGCCTACTAGAAATAGTGGGCTTTTTTATTTATCTTTGTGTAAAACAAATACAATGATTAATGAAGTAAGGAATACGGTATTATTTATTTTGAACAAGGATAATAACGGTTACATTACTCCATCTCAATTCAACTTGTATGCGAAACAGGCCCAGACAGAAATATTTGAGGGTTACTTTCACGACTACAGCCGAGCTGTAAACAAGAGAAACGTACATGGACATACAAGTGGATTTAGTGATATCCCAAAGAGATTAGAGGAAGTGATTGATAGGTTTACGTCTGTTGGCTTTCCTGTGTATTCAGGAGTAACAGGTACGTTCTCGATACCAAGCGATGCGTATTCAATGGGCACGGTAACACTTGCAAGTGGATTAGTTGATGTTGACAAGGTGTCACAAGGGCAGTTAGCTAGGCTTAGGTCTTCTTTGGATACGTCTCCATCAGTAAATTATCCTGTATACACTATAAATGAGAATGGGCTTCAGGTGTTCCCTACAACGTTTAGTACTACAGGTGATATAATAGCTAATTACGTTAGATACCCAGCCACACCGAAATGGACATATAATTCCTTTTCTGGAGGCGAGCCATTATTTAATCAAAGTGCCGTAGGATATCAAGATTTTGAATTACCTTCATCAGATGAGATGAACTTGATAATTAGAATATTACAGTACGCTGGGGTAGAGATTAGAGAGGCTGATGTTGTTAAGATGGCTACGGCACAAGAAGTTCAAACAAAAATGGAAAATCAATAAGACATGGCATATTTAACTGATTATCAATATTTCGACAACGGAGGTGTGTCACCTGTTACAGCTAATCAAGGCTCGTACCAGTATATACCAATACTTGATATTGTACGTAATTACATATTAAACTTCACAGGTCAAGACCAACTTGTAGATAATGTAAAGACTAATATTGTTCGGTTTCATGCAAAACAAGCAATAAAAGAGCTTAACTATGATTCGTTAAGGGCTATAAAAGCTGTGGAGATAACAATAAACTCTAGCTTAAAGATGATTTTACCTCAAGATTATGTTGACTTCGTAAGAGTTTCTACGCTTTCTGCTGGAGGTAATTTAACTCCGATGACAGAGAATCATTCATTAGCAACAGTGGCTTCATACTTACTTAACTCTTCAGATGAGTTAACCTTTGACGGCAGTGGTAATGTTCTTTTTGGCACAGACAAAACAGTAAACATGGCAGGTGGATCAAATGATAACGAATCCTGTAATAGTTATTCTATAGGTACAAAAGCAAGCATAGACCCATCAGTGGTTCGTTCAGGGCCAAGATTTCATATAAATAGAAACGCTGGAGTTATAGATTTTAGCTCTACTATGGAAGGTTCGACAATTGTTCTTGAGTACATAACAGATGGCATGGAGGGTGGAGATGATAGTTTAATTAAGGTAAACAAGTTTTTTGAGAAGTACGTCTACGCTTACATTACTTATGAGATACTAGACGCTAAATTTGGAGTACCTGCCGTACATGTAGAACAGGCAAGAAAGAAAAGACGTGCGCTACGTGCAAACGCAAAAATAAGAATGAGTAATATTCACCCATCTGACTTAATAACGAGATCAAGCACTTAATATTTTATTATGGCTAAACTTAGTAGAAATTTCTTGAAAGGGGTTATGAATAAAGACGTTGATGAACGGCTATTGGCTGACGGTCAATACCGAGACGCTTTAAACATTGACGCTATTACATCCGAAGGCTCAGACGCAGGTACGGTTCGTAACATAGCTGGTAATAGAGAGGTAGCCGATTTAGGTAATGCAGCTGGGGAGCCTGCTGTAAACGCACGTACTATTGGTGCTGTGACATCAGACATTGATAATATTATATATTGGTTTGTTACGTCTGACAATTATGACGGTATTTACGAGTACAATGAAACAACAGGGGATTCTAATAGAATTTTACAGTCGTCAACAGGGCAGTTAAATTTTAGTAAAGACTATATAATCACTGGACTAAATTATATTGATGGGTTCCTGTATTGGACAGACGACTTAAATCCACCAAGAAAAATAAATATATCTACAGTTAGAGAGTGGACTGTCAGCGATCCTAGAATAGATGATTACATATCTGTAATTGTAGCACCGCCATTAAGAGCACCGTCAATAGAGATGTTGCTGCCGAGTGATGAGTCAACAAATATGGAGGACAAATTTCTTCAGTTCGCAACAAGATACAAATACAGTGACGATCAATACAGTGCCTTATCTCCGTTCTCACCAACGGCATTTATTCCAGGGGATTATGTTTTTAATTTTGCTTCTGGGAATAATGAAGCGATGGTGAATACTAAAAATAAAGTAAATATAACCTTTGAAACAGGAGGTAGATTTGTTGAAGAGGTTCATTTATTCTTTAGAGACTCAACGAGTTTAAATGTAAAAAGAATAGAGAAATTTAATAAGGAGACGTTAGGTATTAACAATAATACATCTTACCAATTTATTTTTAAAAATAGCAAAGAGTACTCAGTCCTTGCTGATTCACAAGTGACAAGGCTATATGACAATGTACCCTTAAAGGCAAAAGCGCAAGATGTTGTAGGTAGAAGATTAGCTTATGGAAACTACGTTCAAGGTTTTGATATTACTGATTGTTCAGGAGTAGATGTTGGGATAGACTACACTGTTGATTATGTTTCTGAAGAAGTAGCTAATGGTACGCCTATACAAACATTCAGAAGTGATAGGGACTATGAGATTGGTATTGTGTACTGTGATGATTACGGAAGAACAACAACTGTACTTACAACACCTATAGTTAATGGTGAAGATAATAATAATAATATATACATACCGCCAACTGCGTCTGACACTGGGAATAGTCTTGTGGTAAAAATTAAACACAAGGCTCCTTGCTTTGCTACTAATTATAGATTAGTATTAAAGGAAAGTAAAAGAAATTATTACAATGTATTTCCTGTGCTTTATTACGCTGACGGAACTTATAGGTATTTTCTAATAAACAAATCAGATATAGATAAGTTCTCTATTGGAGAATATCTTATTTTTAAGTCCAATGCTTCTGGTGTTACATATTCAAACAAAAAATACAAGATCTTAGATGTGGAATCAAAGCCGACAAATTTTTTAGGTGGGTCACAAGTTTCTGGGATATATTTTAAAATTAATGATGATGACAATGATTTCTCGCCATCAGCATTAACTACCTACTATAGTTTAGGAAAAGGTTCAGCAGGAGCATTTAAGAATCCTGATAATATTTTTGATGATATTTATTGTTACAGGGACACTAGGGCTGCTATAAACCCAGGTACTGAATTTAAAATGATCGAACCCCCTATTTTTTACGGCCAAGGATTGGATGGATTATCTATTTCTATGGTTACTGCTATAGATTCTTCTGGTTCCGCTACAGGTGGTTATGATTATTTTGATACGTTTGAAGCTCGTGACATGAGAGTTGAGATACAGATAGAAACATCTACAACTTTTAAATATAGAATACATCAAGATGTAGGCCCGTTTGCAGCGTTTAATCCTGGTTGGATAGGGAATCCAATACCTATATCAACTATTCCACAAGGGTTAGCAATATCAATAAATTCGAATCAAACTGGCATTCCATTTAATATCGTATTTTCCCAGTCATCTGGATATACAGTAGGTGATAGGTGGATAATAAATTGCAGAGGAGAGGAGATAGATCTATCTTATGCTGTAACACAATCAAACCCAGGTCTTAATTGGATCGAAGGATTGGGTTATCATTCAGGTGTTGCCATTTCTAATCTTGGAGATATTCAAATCCAAACAGGTGCTATAGTTACGATTACCATTGCGGCTACTAATGTTGGGGGTGTGTCTGGGCAAGCACAAGTTTTTCCTCCTAGTAGTAGGGCGTATGAAAACATAGAAGAATGGTTCTATGAGGAAGGAGCTTCAGGTACAATAATAAATTACGAAGGAGCTTCACCATCCAACACTGGCAGTTCTAGGATGTATTTCAGAAGGGGTAGTAATTACGAACAGAAGTATGCATCCCCAAATCCAGGGTATCTAGCAGATAGTATTACTCAAAGAGGTATGGATGAGCAGGTTAGAATGATGATTACTGGTCAAGGAATAACCCAATATAATACTTGTACTAATGCGCATATTCAAGTAGCATGGAGGGTAGATCAATTAGATAATTCATTATTAGCAGAAACAGAGCCAAAATCAATAGACACAGAAATATTCCATGAGCTAGGTAGAACAATGCCGATTATAGGCAACGACCATCAGGTGATGTGGCGATACTTAGACTATACAAGTGCGTCTGGTGTTTGGGGTAATGAGACATGGTATGCTTCGTTACCTAGTAATCAAACAAATATAGGTATGCTCAGTCCATCAGGTGATCCATCTGTAACTGATATGCCTCACACCTATATTGCTGGGGATATTATTTATGTAAATAATGATTCAACAATATTAGGGCCTCCCACTGGTGAGTACGAAGTTCTGTATGTTCCTAATGCTTATAATGTAATAATAAATGCTCCTTTTACTGCCGCTGGGCCTTCTACTGGTGGTGGCGCATGTTTTTATAGTGTGGATGAGATAACCGTTGAGCAAAACCAGGTCGGTATAACAACGCCTGCTATCATAAAGATAAACCATCCCCAGACACGTAATAGTTATTATAACGCCTATGCTTTTGGAAATGGCTTGGAGTCAAATCGTATACGTGATGATTTTAATGAAACTATGCTTGAGCAGTCGATACGTGCCTCGGTAATTATTGACGGGTACAAGGAGGAGAGAAAAGAAGCCTCTATTTGTTACAGTGGTGTATATAGGAATAATTCATCTATTAATAGATTAAATGAGTTTAACTTATCTATAGGCAACTACAAAAATCTTGATGTAGAATTTGGTAGCATTCAAAAAATGCATGCCAGAGATACGGATTTAGTAGTGCTTCAGGAGGATAAAATTAGCAATGTATTAAATCAGAAAAACATACTAAAGGATGCTGCTGGTGGTGGTCAGGTATCTAGTGTAAATGCAGTATTAGGAACCCAAGTCCCTTTCCCTGGAGAATATGGAATATCTACAAACCCAGAGTCGTTTGCAGAGTGGGGAGGCAATATGTTTTTCACAGATGAAAGAAGAGGAAGCGTTATAAAGATTGAGAATGGACAAATAGGTGACATCTCAGAGTTGTGGATGAAAGATCATTTTCGAGATTTATTTAGCAGTGCTCCGAAAACACAAAAACTTGGAGTGTACGATCCTTATAAGCAACAATATATAATAGCGTCAAACAATAACCCTTCTTTAGCGTGTAGATTATCACTAAGGGAAAATTATGCTAATTACCCTTCAGAAACTTCTGGTGGGATATATGTAAACAACAACAAGCCCGACATAATAGTGCTTAGTAACACATCTTGGACAGTTTCTATTGTTTACTCAGGGGGGTCTGATTGGGTGACAGGGTATCCTTCATCTGGTTTTGGTGATGAAAGTATATATTTAGGAATAGCAGACAACATTAGTAATTTTTCAAGAACAGCCATAATTAAATTTAC